TCCGCGACAACTACAAGGGCGTCGACCGTAGGGTCGGCGAGGAGTTCGTCGTGACCAAGGGCCGCTTCGAGGAAATCAACTCGTACGGCCTGGAGAAGATCGGCGCTCCCATCGTGGAGGAGGTCGTGTCCAAGGCCGTCCCGGTCAAGGAGACGCCCGAATCCCGTGCCAAGAAGGCGCCAGCGAAGCGCCGTGCCAAGAAGGCGGGCGAATAGTTGACGCTACTAGCTGACATAAAGGTCGCTCTGAGGGTCACGGCCGACGGGTTCGACTCCGAGGCCCAGACCCTCATAGACGCAGCCCTGTACGACATGGAACGGGCGGGGGTCAACCCCGCCCTGCTTGAGAAGGATGCCGACGGAGACATCGCCAACGCGTTCGTCAAGCAGGCCGTGACGGCCTACTGCAAGGCCCACTTCGGGTACGACAACGCCGAGGCGGAGCGTTTCGACGACGCGTACCGCCGCATCCAGATAGACCTGCTCAACTCGTCAGAGAACATCGCAGCAATCGACCCAGAGCCGGAGACGGAGCCCGAAGGAGAGCCTGCTGGCGAGCCTGAAGGCGAGTCCGAGGAGGAGGGCGAATAGATGCGGTGGAACGAGACGTGCACCCTCATAGCCAAGACGTACGAGCCTGACGACGAGGGCGTGCCGCAGCCGACCGTCGAGGAGACGACCGTGTTCTGCAACCCGCAGCACGTGGGAGCGAGCACCTGGTCGTCGATGTACGAGATAGGCATATCGGTAGACGCCAGGTTGCAGGTGAGGACGTGCGACTACTCGGGCCAGAGGGACGTCTTCTACAGGGACGAGTGGTTCTCGGTCGAGGTGATAAGCGAGGTCGGCGACTTCACGTTGCTGACCCTGCGGCATCAGAAGTCCGATTCGGACGACTCGCAAGAGGAAGCCGAATCAGCGGAGTCAGCGGAATCTGCCGAGTCGGCGGAATCCGCGAACGGATAGGAGGAGCCAGATGTCAAAGCACGTCGTATGCACCCCCGACACGTTCGCCGCTGGAATCGAGGAGCTGGTCGGGGACATCCCCGAGAAATGCGGGGAGGGCTGCCGCAAGGCGGTCCAGCAGTCCATCAGGAAGGGCGCGAGCGGGCTCCGCTCTGGAGCCTACGGCAGCAGCGGCCGCCACGCGTGGTCCGGCGAGTACATGGGAGGGTTCTCCTCCGCCATGACCAAGGGCGGCATGTCCCCTGCGGGCGAGATAGGCAACAAGGCCAAACCCGGCCTGGTCCACTTGCTCGAGAAGGGGCACGTGACGCTCAACGGCAGGCGCACGGGGGCGTTCCCGCACATGGCTCCAGCGTTCGACGACCTGACAGGGTACTTCGTCGAGCGCGTCAAGGAATGCGTATCGGGGGCACTGGGATGAGCCATTCGAGCGTATACGCGGCTGTATCCAAGCACGTGCCGTGCTGCCACATGGAGTGGCCTGAAGACAAGAACCCCCCGGTTCCGTTCGCGTGCTACCTGCTCGACTACGGCCACCCCATCGTGGCCGGCAACGAGCAGATAGCCGTCCGCAACAAGTGGATGGTCGAACTCTACGAGAAGCGCCGCGACAGGGAGCTGGAAGAAGCCCTCGCCGCGTCGCTGCGAGAGGCGTTCGGCACAGTCAGGCGCGACGAGAACTGGATCGAAAACGACAACCTCCTACAGGTTGTCTACACGTTCTACGAACTAGAAGGAGAATACGATGGCTGATAGAAAGTACCGCTACGGTCTCGCGAACACCCATTACGCTATCTGGAATCCCGAGACCAGCACATACGGCGAGCTGAAGGAACTCCCCGGCGCCGTATCCCTCTCGCTCTCCACCGAGGGCGGTGACAGCTCCGACTTCTACGCCGACAACGGCATCTGGGCGACGTTCGCAGGCACCAACGGCGGTTATTCCGGCGACCTCGAGCTCGCCAGCATCACCGACCAGGCCCGCGTCGACCTGCTCGGCGAAATCGTCGACGACGAGACCGGAGTGCAGTTCGAGACCACCAACGCCGAGCCGCCCGAGTTCGCGCTCGTCACGGAGATGATTACCAGCAACGACGTGATGGCGTTCGCGTTCTACAGCTGCAAGGCTTCGCGTTCCGAGATCAACGCCAACACCAAGGGCGAGTCTCCCGACGTCGACACCGAGTCCCTGCCGCTGCGCATCGGCTCGCGCGAGTTCGTCTACGACGGTGTCAGGAAGAGCTTCGTCCAGGGTCACATCGAGAAGAGCTCCACGAACGCTGAGAAGTACGCCGCGTTCTTCGAGTCGCTCGTTATCCCCGGCGAGTCCGCAGAATCCGCAGAATCCGCACTGAGCGTTTAGGGAGGGCTAGATGTTCGAAGTCACTATCGACGGCAAGAAGGTCAAGGCCGAGGTCACGTTCTACACGGCGTGGCTCTACGAGGCCGAGTTCCAGTCGAAGCTCATCCAGGACTACATGGAAGGGCAGGAGTACGAGGAGGAAACGGACGAGGACGGCACGTCCATCGCCGTAGTCAAGTTCGATTCTATCGACTGGATGACCATGACGCGCATCCTGTGGGCCGCAATCAAGACGGCCAAGGACTCGACCCCGCCATACGAGCAATGGCTCCGCAAGGCGGGAGGGGCGAACCTCTGGGACGCCCGCGCTGCCCTCGATGCGGCTATCACGGACTGTTTCTTTCGTACCGAGGCTTCCTGAGAGAAAGCCTAAGAACGAGAGCGACCCGACTCCCCGGCCGTACGCGCAGATGGCGCTCGCAGCCCTGGAGTCGGGTCTCACCTGGCGCGACTTGCGCCACATGAAGTACACGCACCTGATGCAGCTCCTCTACGAATGGGAGGACATGCACGGTGCAGACGTCGACGAGGTGGTGGAGGCCACTAGCTTCGACATGTTGAAGGCAATGTAAGAGGAGGCCGCGCATGGGCGATGCATTCAGGGGGTTGACACTGAGGCTCGGCGCAGACGCGCGGCCCGTTCAACAAGCACTGAGCGCCATATCGAGGTCTGCGTCACAGGCGCAGTCACAGCTCAACAAGATGGAAAAGGCGCTCAAGTTCGCCGGTTCAGAACATGGCGTCCAGGCGCTTGCGGCTCGCGTTGACCTTGCAGGAGACAAGGCGAGGCTCACCGCGCGCTCGTTCCAGACAATCGAGACCGCAATCAAGCAGGCAAACGCCGCAGTGGTCACGTTCTCAGGCAGGAACAAGACTGTCGGCGCGACGCTCGAGACCGTCGCCAACAAGATGAAGGACACGTACGCTAACGCGCTCAAATGGCGTACGAGCATGTCCCATGTCGATACCCAGCTACAGCACATCGACGACGCGATGGCAAGGGTGCGCGCCAACGAGAACAAGATCAGCTTCAAGAAGGCACGGAGCGAAATCCAGAACCTCAGACGAGACTTCGACGGCGTGGGGACTGGAGCCGACAAGGCTACAGCCGAAATCGAGAGGCTGCTGAAAATCGTCTCAGCAGGCGGCACCGGCAGGGAAATGTTCTCCAACCTCGAAATGGACGCCGACAAGCTCATCGCGAAGTACAGGGGTCTCAGGGCGGAGCATACGAGGTTCCAGACAAACCTCGAATCCACCAACAAGGTCGAGGGCTTGCAGGCACTCAGGCGCGAGGCGATAGCAGCAGAGGCCGCGCTCCGCGAGGCGAACACCCAGCTCACTCGGATGAAAGCTGAAAATGCGGCAATCAACGGAGACAGGTCGTTCTCCGAGATGAAGTCGAAAATCAAGGGCATGGACGAGGCCATCGAAGCCTCCATTGCAGATTTGCGCAGGTTCGAGGACGCTTACAAGGCGATGCCGAGAAGCGCCGAGGCGATGAGCAACAAGATAAAGGCCGCAGCCGCAGCCGAATCCGCGCTCATCGAGAAGTCAAAGGCGCTGAAGGAGGCAATAGCCTCAATCGAGTCGCGAGACGGCATAAAGGCGCTCGCAGCGAGTACGAAGAACGCGAACACCGCGTTCGCTCAGGCGGCCCAACAGGCGACAGAGGCGAGGGTGAAGTTCGATACCGCCCGCGCAGCAGTTAATGCATTAAACGCAGAACTCAGCGAGGCGCGGAACGCGTCGTTCATCGGCCCAACGCGCTCGATTCAGAAAATCGAAGCAGACCTAGATGCGGCGAAGGCGAAACTCAACGGGCTCTCAGCAGAAGCAAAACAGGCAGACCATGCGCTCGAGCAGATGGCTCAGGTCCGCGAGCTGCACAACCTCAGAAGCCAGCTTGCAGCGGTCGGTACGGAGATATCGAACCTCAGCGCGAAGGCGTCGAAGCTCAACACGATCCGCAACCTCGGCAACGGTCTCAGGGAGTTCGGCTTCGGCCTGTACGCGTCGGTGACGCCAGCCCTCATGATGACTGGCAGGTACGCCATACAGGCGGCTGCCGACATCGACTCCGCGTACCGCGACATGCGCAAGACGGTCAACGGAACCGAGGAGCAGTTCGAGCACTTGAGGCAGTCGGCAATCGACTACTCCAAGACACACGTCACGAGTGCGGAGCAAATCCTCGAAATCGAGGCGATGGGAGGTCAGCTCGGCATAGCGGCCGATTCCCTCGAGGCGTTCAGCACGACAATCTCGAACCTCGACATCGCTACCAACATCGACGCAGACTCCGCAGCGGAAC